CAATACGACAATCAACCTCTTCCAGCAGAACATGTTCGCCGTCAGAGCGGAGATCGAGATCGGATTCCGCGCCGACACAACGGTCTTCAATAAACTGACGACACCTGTATCGGCTTAGTCTGATGATAAAAATGATTAACGTGCTCTTTGGTAATGAAATGTGGGTCGCGGAAGACCGAGTAGAAGAGTATAAGGCGGCTGGTCACAAACTGGCCGCCAAAGCTTCTACTAAGGAGAAACCCGCAAAGGAAGCAAAGAGCAAGAAAACAGTCAAAAAGTGAGGTGGCGCACATGGCATACGCAACAATAAACGATGTCCAGTCCCGCATGATGCGGACATTAGATTCGGACGAACAGGCCGTATGCGCCACATTGCTTGACGATGCAGCAGTACTTATCGATTCCTATAAGCCGAATGCATCTGCAGACGCGAAGAAAGTCGTATCGTGCAGAATGATTGCCAGAGCGATAGGAGACGGTTCGGACATCGGAGTGCCTATGGGCGCAACTCAGGGCAGTATGTCCGCACTTGGCTACTCTCAGAGCTGGACCATGAGCGCAGGAGGCGGAGTCGGTGAGCTGTATCTTTCAAAAGCAGAAAAACAGATGTTGGGAGCAGGCAACTCTATAGGGTCGTACAGTCCCGTGCAGGAACTCGTCCCGGAAACGGAGGCGTAGTATGAAAGGCATAACGGTCATACTGTATGAAGTCACTCCCGTAGGCAAGGATCCGTTCAACGAGCCTGTCTACGGGGAGGTACCCGTAGAGGTGCAGAATGTTCTCGTCTCGCCCGCAAGCAGCACGGATATCCTCGATGCGACGAACCTTTACGGGAAAACGGCGGTGTACACGCTCGGGATCCCGAAGGGCGATGCTCACGAGTGGGAAGACCGCAAAGTCAGATTCTTCGACAAGGATTGGCACGTGTTCGGCATCCCCACAAAGGGCATCGACGACCTCATTCCGCTCGCCTGGAACAAGAAAGTGATGGTGGAGCGTTATGAGTAAAGCCATCGAGTTCAAAGGCAACAATGCCGGCATTCAGGAGATGCTCAAGTCGCCCGAAATGCAGGACGTGCTCCTCGGTTACGCCCAGCAGATTCAGTTCAATGCGGGGCAGGACTATGAGGTCAAAGAGCTCGGCACTCGTGTAGTCGTAGTACCGAGTAACGAGCAGGGCGAGAACGACAACTACGAAAACAACACTCTTCTAAAGGCGGTGAACCCGAGATGATAGAAAAGACAATACTGGACTACCTCAGCGAGAACGCATCCGTGCCCGTAAGCATGATGCGAGCAGAAAAACCGCCGAAGAAGTACATCATACTGGAAAAGACGGGGTCACGTAAGACGAACAAGGTCGTAACGTCGACATTCGCCATCCAGTCATATGCTCCCACATTATACGAAGCCGCCGAACTGAACGAAGAGGTCAAGAGCCTCATGGACGAGGCAGACACCCTTACGGACATAATGGCGGTCAAATTGTCAACAGACTATAACTTTACGAACACGGCCACGAAGCAACCTCGCTATCAGGCCGTGTTTAACATTACACACTATTAGGAGGTGTAAAGCATGGCATATACAGCAAGTAATGTCACAACCGCTAAACAGGGCGCGACATCTACAATCTCCATTGCGCCCGTAGGCACTGCTCTGCCGACAAATGCGACTACTGCGCTGAACGCAGCATTCAAGGCTCTCGGCCACATCTCTGAGGACGGCGTAACGTTCTCGATCAGCAGAGACTCGCAGGACATAAAGAACATGGACGGCACGACGGTCTACACGCCTCAGACGAGCGTAGCGGGCACGATCCAGTTTGGTCTGCTCGAGGGCTTGAGCGTTGACGCGAAAGGCGCAATGTACGGCACGAGTAACGTATCGGGCGCACTCCCGAGCGGAATCACAGCGACATTCTCGGGAGCAGAGCCCGACGAGGTCGCTATTGTTTTTGAATCTGTCCTCAGAGGCGGAGTGCTCCACAGGGTCGTAGTCCCGAGAGCCAAGCTGACGGACACAGGCGACATCGTTTACAAGGGCGACGAGGGCCTTATTTACGACCTGACCTATACGGCTATGGCAAACGATGAGAACGAGCTCTGGAAGGAGTACACAGCGAAGCCGTCAAACAACTAACGGAGGTAGCAAATGAAAAAAGGGCAATTAGAGAACAAATTCAAATACGAAGTTGATGAGAAGTCGATAGAGGACATGGAAGTGGTCGACTGCCTTGCGGATCTGCAGAGGAACGTCGAGGAGAACGACGTACCCGACGTGGTAGCCATTCAGACGCTCGGCGATAAAGTCCTCGGCAGAGAGCAGAAAAAGGCGCTCTACGACCACATCAGAGGCGATGACGGCAGGGTAGACCCCGAAACGTACATCGAGTGTCTCTTTGAAATCATCAACGCTCTCGGAGACGAGGGAAAAAACTGATTGCCCTTGCCAGCATGATAGCAAAGGACGAAAATGCGTTGATATGCGACCTCGCGGAAACGTATCAAATCTTTGACTATAGGAGGGTGCCGGTTCATCTGCTTGGCATCCTCGCCGCTGGTTTAAGGGACAATTCGAGAATCATGCAGAGACTGCATGGCGTCAAAACGGATGATACAAACCTCATCCTGGCGAACATTCTGGACGGAATCAATCTGCTCCTATGGAGCAAGACAAAGGACGCAGAGAAGGGCAGAAAGAAGCCCGCCTCGTTTGCGGAGACCTTATACGTTCAGGAGAAAGATGAAGAAATCATAGTATTCGATTCACCTGAAGCGCTCGACAGAGAGCGTGAAAGGATTCTAAAGGAGATAAACAATGCCTAACATTGGAAATGCGTATGTACAAATCGTACCATCCGCTCAGGGCATAAAAGGCTCGGTAGAGAGCGTCCTGTCTCCGGAAGCTACACGGGCAGGGCTGTCCGCTGGAGCAAAAATCAATAAGGCGATAGGCTCAAAACTGCAGTCTGTCGGCAAAGGCATGATAAAGGCGGGCGCCATCGCTACGGGACTGTCCGTCCCGATAATAGCGGGCATCAAGAAGTCGATGGATGCTTACAAGATCCAGTCTGCTGCCGAAACGAAACTCACAGAGATCTATAAGACGAGGATGGGCGTCAGCGACAAGGCCGCCAAGAAGACGATGGAACTCGCCTCGGCTCTGCAGAAACAGGGCATTATAGGCGATGAGGTCGCCCTGTCCGGTTCGCAACAGCTTGCCACCTTCGCCAAGTACCCGTCCACCATCAACACGCTCATGCCTGCGATGGAAAACCTGCTTGCTCAGCAGAAGGGCGTCAACGCTACGGCAGAAGACGCAACGAACATCGGCAACCTTATGGGTAAGGTTCTGCAGGGTCAGACGGGCGCATTAAGGCGTGTCGGCGTTTCTTTCGATGAGGGACAGGAGAAGGTCCTTAAATACGGCACGGAGCAGGAAAAAGCCGCTATGCTCGCCAAAGTCATCACCGACAACGTCGGCAACATGAACAAGACGATGGCACAGACACCCGAGGGCAAGATCCAGCAGATGAAGAACGCACTCGGCGACCTTACAGAGCAACTCGGCGCGGCACTCGCCCCGACTCTCGCAAGCGTGGCGAACTTCCTTAGCGCAAATGTCATACCGAAAGTGGAAGGGCTCCTCACGTTCATGCAGGGTCATCCGATAATAGCCAAGATTGTGATAGGCATTACGGGTCTGCTTGCGGTAGGCGGTCCGCTTCTCGTTATGCTCGGCACGATCATCACATCGGTCGGAGCGATAATGCCCGTCCTTACAGCGATAACGGCGCCGATAGCGGGAATAATAGCGGGCGTCATCGGGGCGACGACGGCGATCGGCTTGCTCTATGCGAAATCGGAAACGTTCCGTAACATGATCCAGCAGGTGGCGGAAGTAATCAAGGGCGCGGCGATAAATGCGTTCAATCAGCTGAAGCCAGCCGTATCGAGACTCGGTTCGGCAATACAGAAACTGTGGAAGACCATCGCTCCTTATCTGATACCGGCACTGAAAAGGATCGCTTCGGTCGTTCCTTTAGTCGTAAGTGCATTCGCTCGGCTCCTGTCTGTGGCGATAAGGCCCATAAGGACAGCGCTTAGGCTTGCGACATCGGCGGTCAAGCTCATGACATCTGCCTTAAAGACAGCGCTCAGTACGGGCAGAACGGTAGCATCTGGACTTGCTTCAGCGGTAAAGACCATCAAGGACGCATTCGCAAAGGTCTACCATGCGGTCATGGATCCATTCAAAAAGGCTTACGACAAGGTCAAGGATATTATCAGCAAGATAAAGGGTCTGTTCCCGTTCAGCGTTGGCAAGATCTTCTCGGGCTGGATCCCGAAGATAAAGTTGTGGACGTCGAAGAGCAAAGACACGGCCAACACGAACAGTTCCGTAGGCAGAGAGAACTTCGCAAGGGCCATGGGTCAGCCGTATGTGTTCAAGAGGCCTACCGAGTTCTATGCGGGCGAGGCAGGAGACGAGATCCTCTACGGAAGACGCAGCCTAATGAGCGACATACGTGATGCGGTCGGAGCGGACAGAGGACGCCCCGTCAACAACGTATGGAACATCACAGTCGACGGCGCAGAAAATCCGGAGCAGTTCGCATCGAGGCTCGTCGGCAGACTCAAGATGGAGATGAGGACAGTATAATGTCAGAAACAAAGAAACCAACAGGCATGAGCATCAGCCGTAACGGCAACACGCTCACGCTCTCGTGGAAGATAGCAGATAAAGACTACGGCGAGGGCCAGCAGGTACAGTGGGCGGTCCTGAGACGTTCGGGCAAGAAGTTCGTCAGAGTCAGCTCATGGAACACGGTCAAGAACGTAGGGGCGAAGACGACAAAGGTGTCGATCGGCATCCCGACGGGCGACCTTTACCCGACGCCGAAGAAGGGCTACGGCGGCGCGATAAGATTCCGCGTCAAGGGCCATCGCAAGAACTATACGAAGAAAGAGAAAGACAAGAAGGGCCACACGCACAACAAGACGGTCAACCCCACGTGGTCGGACTGGTCAAGGAAAGACTTCGTGTTCAGTGCGCCCGCTGCCCCGACGCTCACGGAGGCTCTTTCGGGCAGTCAATCGAACGTCACCACTTTCACATGGAACGCGACCAAGAACGACTCGAACGGTCAGCAGTGGTCGGACGTTTTGTGGCAGTCGATACTCGTTCAGGACTGCGGAACGTCCAAAGCAGCAGACGTCGAGGGCAAATTCAAGACAGGCGCAACAGGATGGCTCACGGGAACAAGCACGCTGACGAGCCACGGGCAGGAGATAACGGAATCCACGTCCGTCTCCTCGAGCGGTTCGTGGGCGAGATGGTTCAGGATAAAAGCGAGGGGCATCGCAGGTCCTTCGGCGTGGGTCTACGCAAGGCACGTTTACGCGAAGCCTGATAAGACGACGGTCGAAGGATCGCCTGTCGTTACGGACAACGGTTCGGGCGGTTATCAGGCGCAGGTCACGTGGTCGGGCGACACGACCGTAAAGAACCCCGTAGACATCACGAACGTCCAGTATCTGATAGCGACACCTGCGGCGAACATGGCCTGCCCTACAGAGGAGCAGAGTTCGTGGACGGACGCAGACGCGATCAGAGACACAAAGGGCAACGACATGGTGTCGTTCGGCATCGACCGTCAGCTCGGTCCCGATCAGGCGCTGTGGGTCAGGGTGAACACGACACACGACAGACGCGTGACGCTCGGTACCCCGAAACTCGCCAAGGTCGGACACCTTACGGATGCTACCATCACAAGAGTGCAGACGAACGACAGCAATCATAAAGCGACGATAACGGCAACGAACGGCTCGGCAGTTCCTGATTCGTTCCTTGCCATTTACTACATCAACGCCGACAATCCGAGCGACACGTTCGTGGTCGGCATCATACCGCACGGCTCTACGGAAGTGACGGTGCAGTGTCCCGACTGGTCAGGGCAGTCTGCTGTGGCTTTCGGAGCAAAGGCTATTGTCGGCTCTTACGCTCAGGCATCAAGGGCAGACGGTGCCGACTGCTATACGGTGACGAGCAGTATGGAATCGAAGAACATGGCGCTGAAGGGCGGTGCGGTACCGACCCCGCCTACGGGCGTAAATGTGAGCGCAACGAGCGTACCGGGAACAGTCAGAGTCACATGGGATTGGTCATGGTCGGACGCCACTGCTGCGGAGCTTTCATGGTCAGACCACGCAGACGCTTGGGAGTCCACGGACGCACCCGACACGTACGAGATCAGCACTCTGCGTCAGGGCGTATGGAACATCAGCGGACTGGAAACGGGCGTGACGTGGTACATCAGAGTAAGGCTCAAGGCGGGAGACGGCGACAACGCCACTTACGGACCGTACTCGGCGATCGAGAGCATCGACCTCTCATCTGCGCCCAGCATCCCGACCCTTTACCTCTCGGACGGTGTTATAACCGAGGACGGAGAGGTCACCGCATCGTGGGCGTACACGACTACAGACGGCACGGCTCAGTCCTATGCGGAGATATGTGAGGCTACGGTCACAGGAGGCGGGATAACTTACTCCGAGCCCATAGCACGCACGCAGACGGCGCAGCACATCACGATAAGACCGTCAGACCCCGACGTGAACTGGACGGCGGGCACAACGCATCTGCTCTGCGTCAGGGTCGTATCGGCGAGCGGAAGGCAGTCGGACGAGTGGTCGGCTCCCGTGAGCGTCATGGTGGCGGAACCGCTTTCAGTGGCGGTCACGGACACATCGCTCGTATGGGACACGGTCATGGAGAACGTTCGGGAGTACTCGGGCAGTATGGTCCACTTCGAGGCGGACAACGTCGCTCCCGAGGTTGCATCTTTAAAGGTCAACATCCCCCCCAAGCAGAGCGGAAGCGGCACACCGTCGCCCGACAACGTTAGACAGATTAGCGGGTGGGAGAGTGTGAATGTTGATGTTGCGGGAAAGAATCTGCTTGATAAGTCAATTATGTCGGATGTAACGCCGAGCGGGTTTAAGTTTAAGCAAATATACTTGAAGCCAAACACGACATATACAGCAAGCACAAATTTACCAAAAAATAACAACGACTCTGCAAATTTTTTTGTTTACAATTCATCTGATTCAGCGAACACAAATAGAAATGGGTTATGGAACGGGCAAACAAGGGGAGTTACTACAACAGTTGATGGCATTGTTATTGTCGCATATCGAACTATGGATTTTGATGACACATCAAAAGAACACTTTTTCGAGTTTGATTACCAACTAGAACTCGGCACAACCCCCACAGACTATGAGCCGTACAATCCGAACTCGTCAACCACCACCGTAAATCTCGGACGCACAGTCTACGGGGGCACACTTGATGTTGTGACGGGAGTGTTGACGGTGACGTGGGTAGCCGTTGAGCCGCCCGCTTCATGGTGGGATTATGACTCGGGAACTGGTCGTTGGTCGGCAGGATTAAGTCCTGCACCAAAGCCAACGGGCAACAATCGTTCGGCAGAAGTCATAGCAGAAGCATACGAAACGAACACGAGCGTCCAACAGGGCGGTATCGGGTGTTTTAGATACAGTACTGGCTTGTACGTTTATAGCGAATCGACAACCACGCCACCAACGGGTAAATTCTGCTACCCCCTCGCAACCCCACAGACCTACCAACTTACCCCGACACAAATCAACACCCTTCTCGGCGAAAACAACGTATGGGCTGATGCGGGGGCGGTGGAAGTGACAGTCGCAGATTCCATCAGAGAAGGCTACACGCTAACCGAGATGCCTCTCACGGCTACGGCGACAGGAGCGGGCGAGGGCGGTCAGACGACGTACTCTGTAGTAAGAGACGGCTCGTACTACCTCGACAGGCCCGACGAGGACACCTTCAACGGACACGACGGCGAGACGGTGGCGCTCACGAGCGTTGCGGGCGAGGGCGAGGCGGTCATCGGTGTTCAGGACCTTATCGGGCCTTTAGACGATGGCACGCACTATAATCTCATCGCCACCATCAGCGACGGCATCGGTCAGTCAGCCGAAACGGTCGTGCCGTTCGAGGTCAGATGGGCGCATCAGGCTCTTATCCCGACTGCTACAGCCGTTACGGACACGGACGCACTCATCACCAAGATAACGCCCGTAGCACCTGCAGGCACAGAGGTCGGCGACTACTGCGACATCTACAGACTGTCAGCGGACAAGCCCGAACTTATCGTGACAGGTGCACAGTTCGGGCAGACATACGTGGACCCGTTCCCTGCGATCGGCGACATGGGCGGTCACAGAGTGGTCTTCAGGACAGCGAACGGCGACTACATCACAGAGGACAACGAGCTCGCATGGGTCGACCTCGGCTTCGATGATGGGGACAACCTCGACATAAACTATTCGCTCATCGACTTCAACGGCGTGCAGATTCCGATAAGGTACAACATGGACTTCGACAACACGTGGTCTAAAGACTTTCAGGAGACCCAGTACCTCGGCGGGTCCGTTCAGGGCGACTGGAACCCAGCCGTGTCGAGAACGGGCGGTCTGAATGCGGTCTGCGAGACGGACGATTATGACGTCATCAGAGCCGTGCGCAGGCTTGCGGATTATCCAGGCATCTGCCACGTGAGGACCGTGGACGGCTCGTCCTATAAGGCTGACGTGCAAGTCAAAGACAGTTATTCATATTCAAATGCGGGCAAGATAGCGTCGTTCAGTCTGTCCATAACAAGAGTGGACGCAGAACATCTGGACGGCATGACGCTCGAACAGTGGGAGGCATAACATGGATTGGAACAGCGGTTACAGCGCAAGTTACTATGCAGCGTTCATCGACCCCCACACGTGGCGAGACCTTGACCGGTTCGAGATAACAGGCGGAAGCATCAAACGGTCAGACGATGACCTGAGGTGCTCCGCCTCTTTTGACTGTCCCGACTACGAACGGGGCACGGAGCGGTGGGTCAGGCTTTACCTTGACGCACGTCAGGGTTCGGGCTCCACACGGGTGGCACTCTTTACGGGACTTGCCACTTCTCCGTCCATAAAGTTCAGCGGACGGATGAGAGACAACACCATCGAGTGTTACTCGGTTCTGAAGCCCGCCGAGGACGTACTCCTTGACAGAGGATGGTACGCTCCCGCAGGAGTGTCCGGTTCTGCTCTTATCCGTCAGCTTCTGTCGGTCATACCCGCTCCCATAGAGGAAGCGGACGGGGCGCCGACGCTCACCGAGGCGATAATAGCCGAAGACGGCGAGAGCAGACTGACGATGGCAAGCAAGGTCTTAAGGGCCATCGGGTGGAGGCTTCGCATAGACGGAGACGGGACCGTGCGCATCATACCGACGGCTACAGAGCCGAGTGCGGTCTACGACCCGTTAGAGAATGACGCAGTCGAGCCCGATGTGGAAGTCGAGCAGGACTGGTACGAGTGCCCGAACGTTTTCAGAGCGGTGGCGGACGATGTCTCGGCGGTGGTCAGAGACGATTCTTTAAAGAGTCCGTTGTCGACCGTAAGCCGTGGCAGAGAAGTATGGCTCGAGGAAACGGACTGCGACCTCAACGACGGCGAGAGCGTGGCGGAATACGCCCTGAGGCGCCTGAAGGAAGAGCAGAAGGTTGCGACTGCGGTCAAGTACGTCCGCAGATTCAACCCCGATGTCATGACGGGCGACCTCGTGAGACTGCACTATCCCGAACAGGGGATAGACGGGATCTATGAGGTGACGAGCCAGTCTATAGAACTCGGTCACGGAGCAAGGACATCTGAAGAGGTGGTGAAGAGATGAACTTCGAACAGATAGTTAAACAGTTAGCACAGATTATAAGAGACACCGACAAGAAGACCCCGAAAGCCTACGACACACAGGCCGTTGTCACCCGCATAGACGAAGACGGCACGGCATGGGTGCATATAGCGGGCGGTGTGGACGAAACTCCCGTAAAGCGGACGATAGCCTGCTCCGAGGGCGACAGCGTTCAGGTCAGAGTGTCGGGCGGTCGTGCATGGATAACGGGCAACGCATCTGCTCCGCCTACGGACGATGCAACGGCTATCTATGCGAGGACTATCGCAAGAGAGGCCAGAGCGTCAGCGGACAATGCGCAGATGGTAGCAGAGTCGGCAGAGGACACGGCTACAGAAGCGGTCCGTAAAGCAGAGTCGGCGGTTACCAAGGCAGACGGCTCACTCGCATCCGACACGATTCATTACCTCGCCACGGACAGGTCGAGCGGGGTCACGATAAGCACGGCAGGGTGGACGACATCAGTCCAGACCATCAGCACAGACAAGCCGTACTTATGGATCTACCACACCTACACCAAGGCGAACGGGTCCGTAGTGCACACTCAGCCCGTCATTATCGGCACGCTCGGCAAAGACGGCACGAGTGTTACCATTCTCGGCTCGTACAACACGCTCGCAGAACTTCAGGCTGCACATCCTACGGGCTCGCTCGGTGACGCCTACATGGTTGCGGGCGACCTCTACGTATGGAATGGTTCGGAATGGGAGAACGTGGGGCAGATTCAGGGTCCGCAGGGCGACAAAGGAGATAAAGGCGATAAGGGCGACAAAGGAGATAAAGGCGCAAAAGGAGACACGGGAGCGACAGGCCCTCAAGGCGCTACTGGGGCTACAGGAGCAACGGGTCCGCAGGGTCCGAAAGGCGACACGGGCGCAACCGGTCCTCAAGGCGCTACTGGCCCACAGGGTGTGTCCATAACCAAAGTCGAGCCACAGTACAACCTCTCGACCTCGACCTCATCGGCAACAGGCTCTTGGTCCTCAACCATGACCTACTCGGCGGGCAAGTACATCTGGACACGGGAGAAGATAACGCTCAGTAACGGCAATACCACGTACTCCACGGCGGTCTATAACAGTGCGCTGACGAGTGCGTGTGCCAATGCTCTTTCGGCTCATCAGATAGCCGAGGACACGGCCCAGTACCTCTGGCACACGGAATCGGGTACGGACACGGGCACGCACGTTACAGAAAAGACGCAGGACGACTTCCTCGCAGACCCGACCAACGGCGGGGGGAATCTGCTCATGAGGTCGAACGGCATCGCGATCCGTAATGGGCTGACGGAGCTGACGGAGATCGACGGCGACGGGCTGACGGTGAACGATGATACGGGTGCGACGGTGGCGAGCTTTTTGAATACTGGTAGCACCGTGGGCAAAGCGGTTGATGGGCAGTCACGCATGGTCACGAGCGGTATGGGTATGCAGTTTATCCGTAGGGACGGGACGACTGACAAGGTGCTTGCTCATATAGGGTATGGCACAACCACGGCAAACGCTTATTTCACCTTCGGGTCGAGGGACAGCAATTATTCGATAGGTGTCATGTCTTTTGCGCAAGGTCTTTCTGTTGCTGCGCAGGGTCGGTACTCTCACGCAGAGGGCGAGGGAACACGAGCAACACAAGATTCAGCGCACGCCGAGGGATATTACACTATTGCAAGAGGCGACCACTCTCACGCAGAAGGGTCTGAAACATTGGCTACAGGTGACGCTTCACACGCAAGCGGAATCGGCACTATTTCGAGAGGCTATGGGCAGACGGTGCTTGGTACTTACAATGTCGCAATGGGAACTAATGGCGGTTGGGATTATACTGACCCTGCCTTTATTATCGGCAACGGAGTAGACGCAGACCATCGCTCAAACGCATTCCTTGTCGACTACAACGGCGACATCTACCCACGTAACACCAAGATGACCGACTTCGTCACCGCTCAAGGCCACACCACGGGCGGAACAGGCTCGAACACATGGTATTACCGTAAGTGGGCAAGTGGCATGGAAGAAGCGTGGGGCGTGTGCTCGGCTAATGCAGTCGCAGGATCGGTGTGGGCGAGTCCGATTTACTACTATAAATGGAACGTTACATGGCCCGACATATTCACATCTGCTCCGACGCAGATTTACATCACGAGCCGTAACGACCAGTGGATACCAGTAGGGCACGACACACCGACCAAGACAGGCTCGTCTATCCGTATGATGAAGCCGTCTTCGGGAGCACAGGCACTCGCAGTCGACATCTACTTGGTTCACAGATAGGGGGTTAAACCAAAATGAGCAAATACCCATACAGAAAAGCGAGGGGCTACTCCTACGGGGGTAGCCGTAGTCTCGAAGACATAAAATATCTGGTCATCCACTACACGGGCAACGATGGCGACACGGCAAAGAACAACGTCGACTACTTCGCTAAGGGCAACACACGTTACGCAGGAGCGCACTTCTTTGTCGACCAGAGGGGCTCGGTCTGGCAGTCGGTTCCGATGGACCTCACAGCATGGTCTGTAGGCGACAGCGGGGTAGGACCGCTCAAGAACAAGTGCAGGAACAGCAATTCTGTTTCTATAGAGTTATGCGACTGCGCCACTAAAGACCCGTCAGATGAGATGATAAAAGCTGTCAAGGGGCTTCTGAAGTACATTCAGACAAAGTGCCCGAACGCAAAGCATATCTGTAGGCATTACGATATCACGCACAAGAATTGTCCCGCCCGCTTTACCGACGAGACGGCGAAGGGCAGTCAGAGGTGGGCGAAGTTCCTTGAGGACATCGGTCACAAATCGAAGCCGTACCCGACGCAGAATCTTTACTACGGCTACGAGGGCGAACAGGTGAAGCGTCTGCAGAGGTGCCTGAACAAAATCGACCATGCGCATCTGACGGTGGACGGCAGTTTCGGTCCTTCGACCAGCAAAGCGGTCAAGCACTTCAAGAAGAAGCACATGGGCAACGACAGCCCTACGGACAAGGTCGGGCCGAAGACACGTGCAAGAATAAAGGAATTACTCAAATGACAACGATAATAATGGCAATAGTGGGGTCGACCGCAATAAGTCAACTCATCACGTTTTTCGTTCAGCGCCACGACACAAAGAAGAACTTCGAAAGCCGCATGACCAAACTGGAAAAGGACGGGATAAGGACGCAGCTCCTGCTCCTGCTCCTCTTCAGCCCCGAAGAAAAGAAGGAGATACTGACTATAGGACAGCACTACTTCGAGACGCTTCAGGGCAACTGGTACATGACGAGTATGTTCAACAAGTGGCTGAAGGAACGTGAAGAGGACGTGCCGGCGTGGTTCGATCCGAAAAGAGCAAAGTGAGGTGTATCGTTATGGAATTTATCACAGCATATTTCATTCCCGTGGTGCTTTTGGCGGGTCTCATCGTCGGCTACATCATGAAGAACTTCCTGCCGACGGACAACAAATGGATCCCGCTCGTGCTGGCTCTGCTCGGTGCCGTGCTCGGGTGCGTGGCGAACAAGTCTATCGACCTCGACAGCATCGTGGCGGGTGCGATGTCGGGTCTCGCTGCAGTCGGTCTGCATCAGGCATTCAAGCAGTTCATCGATGACGGGACGATAATCTATAAGAGGTAGTCACGGGTAGCCCATTCCCGACTACATAATTGCATCACTCCTATTGATAAGCGAAGAGGGGGCTCGGGCTTCGGCCCGGGCTCTTTTTTCGTGCCCGAATTTGTTAATTTAAGGTTAAAATTATTAACTATAAGCGTCCTTGAGGTTAATTGTTGGCAAACTGTTGGCAGAAACAAATAAAAAACGCTGAAACCCTTGAGATTTCAACGCTTATCGTGGTGAGCCATGAGGGATTCGAATACACTATGTCGAGTTACTCGGTTTTACCTCAAGTCACCTAACGCATTGATTTTTCAGCGGTTTCAGCATCTTACATTATTTGGATATAACTTCTTTTTACCTCGTTTTACACGCTATTTGTTGGCAGGATTGTTGGCAGACATCGTGGTCAGTATGTCCGATGCCACCTGCTCGTCCTGCTCTTTAAAGAGGTGCCCGTATATCTCCATGGGCGTGCTTGCGTTCGACCATCCGCCACGTTCCTGGATGACTTTGATGTCGAGACCGAGCGATATCATGGCCGAGACGTTCGTGTGTCTGAGTTGGTGGAGTGATACCCGTTTCAGGCCTGCCTCGGCTTCGAATCTGTAAAGGTGCTCGAGAAGATCCGCGCCCGAAAGCGGTCTGCCGTGGACTCCTCTGATGACCGCAGGCGAATCGTACCAGTCCGAGCCGAGCATCAGTTTGCGCTCGCTATAGAAGCCGAACAGAGTAACAAAATCGCTTCGCATCGGCTTCGGGAACGAGAGCGTGCGTCTGCTCTTATCAGTCTTGGGCGTATCTACCCGTTTGAGCCCCTTATTGCCCTCGTAGCGGGTCTGACGGACGGTGATGGTATAATTGGTCAAGTCGACATCTTCTCTGTCCAGACCGAGAATCTCGCCCCTGCGGAGACCACATAACAAGGCGAGCTCAAATGCGACTTTATCCACTATCCGCTCACGGGGCAGGGTCTGCAGTGCGGAGAGGAACAGGGCGGTCTCCTCGGCGGTGTAGAACTTGGCTTCGGGCTTCGGATTTTTCGGCATCCGTAGGGCGGAGCAGGGGTTCTTATCCATCTCGCCGAACCGAATCAGCCTCTCAAACGATGCCGAGAGCAGGCCGACCGCATTACGGACACTCTTCGGGTGGTATTGCTCCGATAAATCGTCGACCCATCCCTGCAGCGTGCGCGGGGTCGCCCGTGTGAGCCTCAAATCGCCGATGTACGGGGCGATTCTGTATGCGAGGATGTTCCTATAGCCTTTGAGCGTATTCTCCTTCAGCGAGCCTTTAGGACGCTCCTCGATGTAGCCTCTTACCATCTGCTCTACGGTCTGCTCCGTTCCTGGGGCGGTGTTGCCTCTGATGCAGTCCGCATAGAACAGGGCGAGCTCCCGCTCCGCTTCCTTTTCCGTGCCCCTGACCGTTTTATAGAACCGGCGGGGCTGTCCTCTGTAGTCGCTCCCGAGCGTGACGGTGAGTTGCCATACTCCCGGGGCCCGTTCTCTTTTACTTCCTGCCATATCAATCTCTCCTCTTTAACATCTCATCAATCATGCCCTCAACCAACGCGATCTGCGACGGGTCTAACTGCGTCATCTTCCTATAGAACGCTATCGCTTTGTCATTCAGAATGAAATCGGTTGCAGGAGAGTAGGGCGTATGTTTTTCGTCCTTCCTGCCGACAAGATAATCCATATCCACATTGAAATAATCTGCAATCGACTCCAAAATCTCATAATCGGGTGTACGTTTGCCGTTTTCATACATGCTGATAGCACTTTTCGTCACTTCGAGCCTTTTAGCAAGTTCATCCTGCGTCAGTCCTCTTTCCTTCCTAAGGGCGCTGAGCCTATCTCCAAATTTAGCCATTTTCTCACTCCTATTATCCAACACTCCAATACACACTTACATATTATCACGGAGTGTGAAGATAGTAAACAAAATTATTCACGGAACGTGTTGACAAGGGCAAGCCATAGTGTTATATTAGATTCACAGAACGTTAACATTGAGGAACGAGAGGAGACAATATGGACCCGAAACAGATTAGGACAAGGCTTGTAGACCTCAGGGGCAAAAGAAGTCAGTCAGAAGTCGCTCAAGCCGTTGGAATTAGTCCATCTGCGCTGTCCATGTATGAAGCAGGCGAACGAATCCCAAGAGACGAAATAAAAGAGAGGCTTGCGGAATACTACGGAACAGACGTGCAGAGTATTTTTTTTGCCAACTAAGTTAGCGAACTGTTAACAACCGTTGGCTACAGAGAGGAGAGATTATGTTCGCAGGATTGGTCGGAGTTGCACTGGCAGCGTCCATAAGCGTCCACGGAGCGGCGCAGGCTCAGATGCCCGTAGACCTCGGAGAGTACCGCATAACTACGTATTGTTGCGCATGCAACGAGGAGTACGGCTTCCAGTCTGCCAGTGGCAAAAACCTCGAGTATGGGGATGTGGCAATGAATGGAGTCCCGTTCGGAACGAAAATCTGCATCGACGGGGAAGAGTTTACCGTCGTTGACAGATGCGGAGTAGACAACACTGTCGACATTTTCATTGAAAACGATAGCGGATGTTGTAACTGTAATTATCTCGATTACAAGGAGGTGTTCGTAAAGTATGACTGAAGAATGGAAAGACATAAAGGGATACGAGGGCGTCTATCAAGTAAGCAACCTCGGGAGAATAAAGTCCTTGGCTAGAATGGTGCATCGCAAAAACGCTTTTTACGGCAAAAAGAGCGACTATTGGATACCCGAAAGGATCAGGGCTCTTGCTACGGCTGGAAACGGATATAAGTATATCCCTTTGATGACGAATGGTGTTGAAAAATCAAGATGGATTCACCGCTTAGTTGCGGAAGCTTTTCTTGATGGGTACTCAGAAGAAATAGAGGTTCACCACATCGACAGAGACCCAACAAACAATAGGGCAGACAACCTCGTTTGCTTGACACACGAAGAACATCGCAAGCGTCATCCAGGAACGCCAATTATCGGTGAAAAAGACGGCAAGACGATTCGCCTTGAATGTTCGACGGAAGCAGGAAAATACGGCTTCGATAAAGCAAACGTAAGCCGTTGCGCAAAATACGCTGAATATCCCGACGGGCACCCGAAGAAAAGGAAATACGCAACGCACAAAGGATGGACGTGGCGTTATGCGAGAGGGGAGTGATGGTTATGGCATGGAAGTCGATTCAGCAGACCGCAGACCTGCTCGGGGTGCACTACAACACCGTCTATCGGATGGTCAGGCGAGGCGAGCTCGAGGCGTATAAGGTCGGGCGGATTATACGGATATCGGATGAGGATATCGAGGAATGGAAACGGCGCAACACTGCCGTAGAGAGGATGGTTGAGATATGAGAGAAGTAATCAAGGAAGTCGCTATTTTCGCACTTATAGTCATCATCGGCGGACTTGCGAACACGTATATCGGATGAGAGGAGAGAACAATGGAAATCGACGTAAAGAAAATGATTAAGAACAAGCGGGACTTCATTCGTTCCCTTGCAGGAACATTGAGGCTCGACAAGGCCTGTAACAACGTGCGCTACATTTCATACCGCTACGACGCTCTGAGCCCATACACGGAGCTGATAAAGATCGTGTTCGAGAACGACTACACGGTTCACATCAAGGCGGACGGCAATTCGAACGCTGCGAATCTGAAAGAGATAACGAACGCGGTCTACGGCGGTCCGGTGACGGGTCTGATTCCGCACTACACGGGAAAGTAAAACGACGCCATGCAAGGGCGCCGCTTAGAGGAAAGATTAATGTTCAATGTTTCGAAGAAAAACTACAACTATTATTCATCACTTAATTATATCACGGGAGGGATGTTATGTACAAATGTTTAGAATGCGGTTTTGAGTTCGAAGAGCCGAACCCCGAAACGGAATCGTACGGGCAGACGTTCTACTACTGTCCGCATTGTGGCTCGGCTGAATACCACGACATCGAGTGGTTCAAATGCGAAGCTTGCGGTGCGGTCATGGACAATATGGACGAATGCTACTGCGAGGACTGCAAGCAGGAAATATGGATAGCCGTTACGGACGGGATCTCAAACATCTCGTCAGGAACAGGCCTGACGCTCGGATCCGCATGGGACGCCTATAAGGAAGCGATCGACACGATATTCGAAAACGAGGCCGTGCTGGGCGTGGTTCTCAATTCGATCATGGCTCTGGCGGAGGCTTGCGACTGTAAATGCAGTACAGCCGTCACGATGATAAGCGAGTACGCAAACGGCGATATGACTATAAGACCAAACAACAGAGAGGAGAGATAACATGGCACAACACATTCATTGGAAAAAGACAACAAACCCGACGTACCTCGGCTCGTGGGACTTCGACGACGGCAAGGACATGGTAGTCACCATTAAAGACGTCGGCACGAAACCCGTACAGAGCCAGCAGGGCACGGAAGACAAGACGGTCATGGAGTTCGAGGGCGATGTGAAGCCCCTCATCCTGAACACAACCAACATGAAAGCGATCAATAAGGCTCTGGGAACCCCGTACCTCGACGAGTGGGTCGGCAAGAACATTCAGCTGTACACCGAGATGGTATCAGCGTTCGGCACGTCCACGATGGCGGTCAGGGTAAGAGAATTTGCACCGAGGGGGTAGCCTATGAAAATCACAAACACCAACTACTACACGCCCGAAGCCAACAAAGCCTACTTCAGCACGTCACAGTTCAAGGCGATGCTGAAATGCGAGGCTGAGGCGATGGCGGAACTGAACGGCGAAATAACCCGTAAAGAGACGACCGCACTGCTTATCGGTAGTTACGTGGACGCTCACTTCTCAGGCGAGATGGGGCAGTTTATGGAAACGCATCCGGGAATCTTTAACAAGAGAACGGGCGAGCTGAAGAAGGACTTCGTCAAGGCTGATGAACTGATAGCCAGGGCGAGCCGAGACCCCGTCTTTATGGAAGCGATGAGCGGAGATCCGCAGGCCATCATGACAGCCGACCTGTTCGGGCATCCGTTCAAAATCAAGATGGACGCATACCACGATGACCGCATAGTCGATCTAAAGGTCATGCGGGATATGAAGCCCGTCTATAAAGACCACGAATGGAAAACGTTCGTTGACGCATGGGGCTACGACATACAGGGCTTTATCTACCAGCAGGTGGTCAAAGCGAATACCGGTAAAGAGTTACCATTCTACCTCGCAGTCATCACTAAGGAAGAACACCCCGACATCGCCCTCATCCATATTCCGCAGTGGAAACTGAACAGCGCAGGCTCTTTAGTCGAGCACTATATCGACCATTTTGCAGACGTGAAGTCGGGCAAGACTGAGGCGAGGCGGTGCGGAATCTGCGGTTACTGCAGAGACACGAAGTGTCTTACGGGCGCGATCGAATACGAAGAACTTATGGAAACAGACCTATAGGGGAAAGGAGAACACATGAAAAACCTTAATCTCAGCAACGTTCAGGACAGCAGCAGACTTCCTGCGGGCGGTTACGTCCTCAGAGTCAAGAGCGTTATGGACATTTTCGAAAAGGAGTACCTGAAGCTCGAGCTCGATGTGGCGGAAGGTCCGTACAAAGACTACTACGAGAATCTTTCGTCCAGATACGGCTTTTGGGGGCTGACTTGGTACATGTCCTATAAGGAAAAGGCGCTCGGCCTCTTCAAGAGCGGTATCACAGCCTTTAAGGCATCGAATGACGGCTTCGTGTGGGACGATGATGCAGAGAACGACGAGAGGAAGCTCATCGGCTGCGTTATAGGCGCGCTTCTCCGTGAAGAGGAATACGAAGCGAATGACGGCACCGTAAAGAGCAACGTAAAGTTCTATAAGGCGATGCCTGCATCAGAGATCCGTTCGGGCAACTTCAAGATTCCCGAGAAGAAAGTTCTCGAAGCCAGGAATACTTCGAACGCAGTAGTCGACATGACCGCAAAGCCCGCAGGCTTCGAGGCTGTTGACGATGAAGACATGCCGTTCTGATGAAACTGATAGAAGACAGCAGGCAGAAAGCCGAGAAACACGAAATCAAGCATAATTGGTTCGCTTCTCATAATATAACGCTGTTCAGGTCGAAGCTGGCATTCGGAGACTATGCGCTCCCGCCAGCTGCGGCCGTGGACACCAAACAGAACCTGCAGGAGATAGCGGGCAACATGTGCGGTTCGGCT